CAGCCGGTTGGGCGGATCGCGGACAAGAGCGGCAACGGCAAACATCTGACCCAATCCGCGTCCGCGAATTGCCCCACGTTGCAGTTTGACAGCAAGGGGAATGCGTACCTGTCGTTCGACGGGGTGGCGGCCTATCTCTCGGGGACATTGGCGCTAACCCTGCCGTTCGACCGGATTTCGGCGATCTGTCAGACCAGCTGGACGCTTGGGCGTAATATTCTCAGCGGCGGCTCAACCGGGATCCTTTACCAGAGCAACGCTTCGCCAAAGCTTCGAATATCCGACGGCTTGAGCGGTCCAATGAAAGACACGCTGCCGATCGGAGTGAATGGCGTAGTTACTGAGCGGCACATCGCCAACGCACAGCAGATTGCAGTCAACACGGGACCCTATTCCGTCGCGGATGCGGGTAGCGCTGCGCCCACGCTGCTGGCGATCGGCGGGAAGCCGAGCGGATCCAATCTGTCCAATTTCCGGCTGTACGGGCTGCTTGTCAGGGCAGGGTCTTTGTCCGGCGAGGAACTCGCGGGCGTCCGCAACTGGCTGGCTGCCAAGTGCGGGCTTAACTTCGCGCGCCGAGCGGCCCGCAACGCCCTGTGGATTTGAAACCATGACCATCGCGGCAAACCCGATAGCGGCATTGGCGCTGGCCGAGGTCGGCGCGGCTCCGACCAAGGCGCCGCCCCGCCCCAGGCTGATCGTCGCAAAGCCCGACCAATATGCAACACCCGAACCGCGCTGACGCACGGATGCCTTCCTGGAGCGAGATCGAATGACCTATCTGTTAAAGGATCCGGAGGCGGCACTCGATTATGCCGTCGACTGGGGCGCCGAATATTTGAACGGAGAGTTGCTCAGCCAGAGCAGCTGGCAGGTCGTTCCTGTCGAGCTCGGCGGCCTGCAGGTTATCGCCGAAAGGTTCGACGAACGGCTTTCAACGGTCACCGCCGCTGGCGGCGTGGCTGGCCACATCTATCAGCTGACCAATCACGTCGTTCTGGCCTCGGGGCTTAGCGACAGCCGGTCAATCGTCCTTCGCGTGGAGAAAAGGTGATGGACGGATCGGCGCAGCCAATCGTTACCCTGGCCGAGGCGCAAGCCTATACCAGGGTCGAGACCGGGGAGGAGGAGGCGCTTCTGGCCGGGCTGATCCGTTCGGCAAGCGCGCTGTGCGAAGCCTTCCTCGGCCAGGTAGTCATCGCCCGGGAATTTTCCGAGCGGTTGCCCGCGAGCGCGAATTGGCAGCGACTCCTCACAATTCCGGTCCGTTCGATCGAAAGCGTTACGAGCAACGGCTCTGCGCTTCTGCCCACTGCCTTCGCGACGGACGTGGATTCAGGCGGATATGGCTGGGTGCGGGTGACTGATCCGACAGTGACGGGGACGATCGAGGTCAGCGGAACCGCCGGGCTCGCGCTATCGCAGAACGGCGTTGCCGAGCCGATCCGCCAGGGAGTCCTGCGGCTGGTTGCGCACCTCTTCAGCGCTCGTGACGGAGCAGGAGGCGAAATCCCCGCAGCGGTGACAGCGTTGTGGCGGCCATACCGCCGGATTCGCCTGGCATGAGCGAGTTCGCAGGGACGCTCCGCGAGCGAATAATTGTTGAGCGACCGGCAACGACCCGCACCCCGACGGGATTGCAGGAAGCGGGCTGGGAACCGGTCGCGCGTTGCCTCGCTGCGATCGCGCTCGAAGGCGTAGGCGAAGAGAGCGAAGCGATGGCGCTAAGCGCAATGCCGCGGCTGCGCGTGACGATCAGACGCAGGAACGGACTACGCATCGACCAGAGGATTCGCTGGGGACCGCGCACGCTGATGATCCGGCAACTTCTGGACGATCCGCGGACGCCGGACCGGCTGGTGATGCGATGCGAGGAAGTTCGCGCATGATGGAGAGATTGTTGGCACGGGCCGAGGCCGCAGGCCGCGGTGCCCAAGGCAGTCGGATCGAGCGGATTGCAACGCGATTGCGCGAAGCCGGAGTCAGCGTGGTTGCAAGCGCGGATTCAATTGTCTGTAGCGGGCGCGGGCTTAGTCGCAGGTGGCTGGCAGACCCGCTGCTGCGCTTTGCGGCGAGGGCAATCCGATGAGCGCGGGGGCAGCCTTGCAGGCCGCGCTTGCCCAGAGCCTTACCACGGTGGCCGGACTGACCGGAGTGTTCGACGGGCCGCCGGCCCGCGCCGCTTTTCCCTATGCGGCGATCGACGCGTCGCTGGAAGCCGACTGGAGCCACAAGTCGGGTCAAGGGCGCGAGGTGCTGGCCGCTGTGACGGTTTGGGACGACCAGCCGGCGCGCCTCCAGCAGCTCGCCAACCTGGTCGAAGAGAAGGCGCTGGCGGTCGCGCTCGACGGCGAGTGGCAGCTGGTGACCTTGACGCTCGTGCGTCGGCGGACGGTGCGTGACGTCGCCGGGCCGTGGGCGACGGCGATCGATTTTCGGGCGCGGCTGCTGGCCGCCTGATTACACAAAAAGGAGAAGACTATGGCCGCGGAACGCGGAAGCGCATTCCTGCTGAAGATCGGCGATGGCGGCGAGCCGGCGGGCTTCGTCACGGTGGCGGGGCTCAAGACCACGCAGCTGTCGATCAACGGCGATGCAGTGGCAATCACCAACAAGGGTAGCGGCGGCTGGCGCGAGCTTCTGTCCGGCGCGGGTGTGCGATCGGTGTCGGTCGCCGCGAGCGGAATCTTCACCGGCAGCAGCGCCGAGGCGCAGGTGCGCTCGCTGGCGCTTTCGGGCACCCTTCAGGATTATGAGCTGAGCTTCGAAAGCGGCGAGCGGATGCGCGGTGAATTTTTGGTCACGCGCCTCGAATATGCCGGCGATTTCAACGGCGAGCGCAACTATACGCTGGCGCTTGAAAGCTCCGGCGAAGTCGTGCCGCTGTGAGCGGCGCCAACCCCCACCGCGGCGAGGCAAGCCTTCAGGTCGGTGGGGAGACGCTCGTGCTACGGCCGAGCTTTTCGAGCCTTGTGGCTGCCGAGAAGGAGCTGGGGCCGCTGTTCGCGCTCGTCGAGCGCGCCAGTGAAGGCAAGCTCAGCCTGCAGGAGATCGCGGCGCTGTTCGACCATCTGTCGGCCGGACGGCCGCCGGCGATCGGCCGCGACCGGATCGGCGACGCGATCGTCGAAAAGGGGCTGGGCGGGATCATGCCGGAGCTTCGGCTGATACTCGGGCAGATCCTGAAAGGCCGATGACGAGCGACGACAATAGCTTCGGAAAACGGGCGGCCGAGCTTGCGGGCATTGCCACCCTGCTGCTCGGCTGGAGGCCACGGGAGTTCTGGGACTCGACACCAGCGGAACTGGCCATCGCGCTCGGCGAAGGCCGGGCGGACGGTGAGGGCATCGACCGCTTGGAGATCGAGCGGCTGCAGGCGCTGTTCCCAGACGATTGAGGATCGATGATGGACGAAGAGATCGAACGGCTGGTGATCAGCGTTCGCGCCGACACCGCCGCTTTTGCGCGCGACGTCTCGACGATGCGCGCCGAACTCGAGGGATCGCTCGTGCAGGGCGTTGGCCGCGCTGGCCGGATGATCGACGCGGCGCTTGCCCGGGCGATCGCCAGCGGAAAGCTCGGCTTCGACGACCTCAAGAAGGTGGCGCTTGCCGCCATGTCGGAAATCGCCGCGGCATCGCTCCGGGCGCTGTTCAAGTCGGGCGACGGGTCGAGCTTCGGAGCGGGGCTGCTCAACGGAATTGGCGGGCTGCTGGCGAGCCTGTTCGGATCGCCGGGGCGGGCGACCGGGGGGCCGGTCAGCGCAGGGCGCGCCTACATGGTCGGCGAGCGCGGGCCCGAGCTGTTCGTGCCATCGAGCGGCGGCAGGGTCGAGGCGCTGCCGGCGAGGGCAAGGGACGTTAGGGTCGCGATCTCGATAATGGCTCCGGACGCGGGAGAGCCGCAGGCGCTTCGCCAGTCTTCTCGCCAGGTCGCCAGGGCAGTGCGCTCGGCGCTCCGCAGGGACCGGCCGTGAACCATTGGTTCACCCAGGCCGACGCGCCGATCGTCACAACCTTCGTCAAGCGCTTCGACCCGAAACACTGGACGATCGATTTTCCGCGCGGGACGATCGCCAGCATGATTACCTCGCCCGATGGCCATGGGCTGAAAGTCGAGGCGGAGTTCCTGCGCAAGGGCGACCTCGTCGGCCTGATCTTCGAAAGCGAGGATAGGTTCGCGCACCCGGCGCACGCGCGAGAAACGTCTCGCGACTATTCGCGCACGAAGCTGGCTTTCCGCTGGCAGTCGAGCGGGGCGATGCCGCTCGACCAGGTCAATGGCCCGACGCTGACGATCGAAGGGCGCGATTCCGCCGGCAATCCGCGCAGCTGGTTCGTCCGGCTGTGGAATTATGCGCAGGGGACGGGCGAGGACGCGATTGTTACGCTCGACTTCGACGCGATGGACGGCGGCTATGCGCTTCTGGACGATGCCGACCGGGTCGACCCGAGCGACATCGAGCGAATGTTCATCAGCCTCATTCCGCCGGACTACGTCCCCGACTCGCAAGAGCTGCGCGCGTCGCCGGCGGCCGTGAGCGTCACCGTCAGCGAGATCAAGTGCGAAGGACCGAACAGCGTCCTTTCGATCAAGGACGCGGTCGTGCCCGACCATGCGCTGAGGATCGCGACCGCCTATGACGACATGTACAATCTGGCCCCGGAACGGGTCATCGATGCCCTCGAGCGGCTCGGCTATCGAGCAATCCTCAACCACTATGTCGGGATGAGTCATTATTTCGGGCTCGACGGGGCGGGGCTGCTCGACGCCCAGCGCACGCTCAATGCCCCGGCGCGGGCCTGGCATCGCGATTTCGCGCGGGCGGCGGCCGAGCGCGGTTTCCAGATCATCTGGTCCCTGTCCTACGAAATGCTGAGCATGTTCTGCCCGGAGGAGTGGAAACAACGCAGCTTCGATGGGAGCCCGGGCCTGACAGGGTGGGACCCACCCTCGGCGCTACTTTCGCCCGCAAACGGCGCGGCGATCGATTTTCTCGCGCGGGTGGGGGTCGAACTTGCGCAAATCTCGGTCGAATTCGGGCTGGCGCCGCAGTTCCAGATCGGCGAGCCCTGGTGGTGGATTACGCCCGATGGCGCCCCTTGTCTTTACGATGAAGCCGCGAAAGCGGCGTTCGGCGACAGCCCGGTCGAAATCGCCAGCGTCCGCGCCCCGATGTCGGCCGAGCAGCTGGAGCTCTTGAACTCGGCGGGCGCGCTGCTCGCAGCATCGACCGCGGCGGTGCGAGACGCTGTGAAGCTGGCGGTACCCGACTGCCGGACACTGTTGCTCGCCTACCTGCCGACGGTGATGGACCCCAAATCGCCGGAGCTGAAGCGCGCTAATCTTCCAATTGGCTGGGCAAAGCCCGCTTTCGACGTTCTTCAGCTCGAAGATTATGAATGGGTCACGGACGGCCGAACCAGCCTGCGCCAGACGACTTATGCCGAAGTGGAGACGAGGCTCGGCTACCCCGCGGCCGAGCAGCATTATCTTTCGGGCTTCGTGCTCAACGCCAGCGACCGGGAAAGCTGGAGCGACATCATCGCCGCGGCGAGGGAGGCCCAGAAGCGTGGGGTGGAGGAAAGCTTCCTCTGGGCGCTTCCGCAGGTCCTTCGCGACGGACTCACCCTGTTTGGAGAGACGAACGTGATTGCCTTCGACGATGTCAGCTTCCCGATCGAGATCGGCGCCGAGGCGAGCGTTTCGCCCGGATTTTCAACCAATGTCGTGACCAGCGCGAGCGGCAGCGAATATCGCAACGTCAACTGGCAGCAGGCCCGGCTTCGTTTCGACGCGGGCCCGGGGGTGCGAAGCGAAGCCGAGGTCGAGACATTGCTCGCGTTCTTCCGGGCGCGACGGGGAGCAGCAATCGGCTTTCGTTTCCGCGACCCCTACGATTTCAGCTCCAACGGGATGAGCGGCCAGCCGACCGCGCTTGACCAGCAGATCGGGACCGGGGACGCCGCGGCGGTCCGTTTTCGGCTGAAGAAGAGCTATTCGAGCGGGGAAGAGCGGTTCATCACTCGGCCGGTGGCCGGCTCCGTCCGGATCGCCGTCAACGGTGTCGAACAGGCAAGCGGCTGGACGCTCGAGCGACTGGGCGAGATCGTCTTCTCCGAGCCGCCGCCGGCAGGCGCGACCGTGACCGCCGGCTTCCGGTTCGACGTACCGGTGCGCTTCGCCGAGGACCGGATAGAGGTAAATCGCGCGACCTTTCTTGCGGGCGAAGCGCCGAGCGTACCGCTGATCGAGATCAGGGAAAGCTGATGGGCGCGATTTTCGAGGGGCCGCTGACGGCGGTCGCTTTCTGCTGGAGACTGCAACGGCCGGACGGGGCAGGTCTCGGCCTGACGAGCAGCGACCGCGACCTCAACTTCGGTTCAATCACCTATCGCTCAGCCCCGGGGGTCACTCCCGCGGCCATCAACCGGAGCCTTGGATTGGAGCCGGATGCTGGAGAGGTCGCCGGGGCGCTGAGCGCCGACGCGCTGAGCGAGGCCGACCTCGCTCTCGGCCGCTGGACCGGCTCGAGCGTCAGCCTGGTCGCATTCGACTGGTCGGACACGGCCGCCGAGCCGGTCGAACTCCTGGGCGGGGAACTCAGCGAAATCGCAATCGACGGCGAGGGGTTCGCCGCCGACCTCCATGGCGCCGCCTCGCGGCTGGCACGACCCGTTTGTCCGCGCACGTCGCCCGAATGCCGGGCGGACTTCGGGGACAAGAAATGCCGCGTCGACCTTGCGGGCCGAACGCTGCGCGCAAGGATCGTATCGGCAAATGCCAACGTCCTGCAGCTCGACAGCCCAGCAGAGACGCGATTCCTGTTCGGCCGTCTGCGCTATCTGGTTGGGGCGAACTGCGGGCTGACAAGCGTCATCGTAGCCGCAAACGGAAACGCGGTTTCCCTTCGCGACCGGCCCCGGTCAGAGGTGGCGCAGGGCACGATCGTCGAACTTCGCGAGGGCTGCGACAAGCGCCTGGAGACATGCGTGGCGCGTTTCCAGAATGCCGCGAACTTTCGCGGCGAGCCGCATCTTCCAGGCACCGACCTCTTGACCCGGTATCCCGGCGTATGAACGCGACCGGCGGCGCTAAAGCCGTGCAGCACGCACGAGCGCTGGTCGGGAGCCGCTTCCGTCCGCAGGGCCGTGACCCGGTCACAGGGCTGGACTGCGTCGGACTCATTGTCCGTGCTTTTTCCATACCTGTCCGCGAGGTCCCCGCCGACTACCGGCTGCGAGGCGCCCACCGACGCAAGGTCGAGGCAGCGCTGCTTCGCCGTTTCCGGCGCGTGAGCGGCGGCGAGCGACGCGCTGGAGATGTCCTGCTCTGCCCGGTCCGCGACGACCAGGTTCATCTGGTGATCGATTGCGGCGAAAGCTTCGTCCATGCGGATTCACGGTTTCGTCGAGTCGTCGAAACGCCGGGCAGCCCAGACTGGCCGATAGGCAGCGTTTTTCGACTACGCGCGCGTCAACCGAAGCGAAGCTGAGATTATGGCCACATTGGTTCTAAGCACCGTCGGGACCATTCTCGGCGGACCTGTCGGCGGCGCCATCGGCAGCCTGCTCGGGCAAAGCATCGACCAGCAATTGTTCGGTCCGGGCCCGAGGCAAGGTCCACGTCTAGGCGACCTGGCAGTCCAGACGTCGACCTATGGGACACCGATCCCTCGGCTGTTCGGATCCATGCGGGTCGCGGGAAGCATCATCTGGTCGACCGACCTCCAGGAATCGAGCCAGACCCAGGGCGCCAAGGGCCAGCCCGACACCGTCACGTACAGCTATTCGGTCAGCTTCGCCGTGGCGTTGTCATCGCGGCCGATCCGGGACGTGAAACGCATCTGGGCCGACGGCAAGCTGATCCGGAACGCGGCGGGCGAGTTCACGGTGAACACGACTTTCCGGCTGTACGGGGGATCGGAGGACCAGCCGGTCGATCCGCTGATCGCGTCCATCGAAGGAATAGATTCCGCGCCCGCCTATCGCGGCAGCGCGCTTGCGGTATTCGAGCAGCTGGACCTTGCCGAATTCGGCAATCGAATCCCGTTCCTGACTTTCGAGGTGGTGGCGGATGAGGGCATTGTGGCGGCGGGGCACGTGCTCAACGATTCAGGCGGCGGGGCGATATTGAGCGATGCTCCGCAGTCGCTTCAGGGTTATGCCGCCTACGGCGCAACCATCGCCTCGGCGATCGAGCCCTTGGTCGAGGTGCTGGGCATCCCCTTGTTCGACACCGGGCAGCAGCTTGTAACGCCCCCCGCGCTCACCATTTGGCCAGGCACAGATGAGCTCGGCTGCGGCGCGGGCGAGCAGCATCGAGCCTGGTCCGAACGATCGCAGGCGCCGGCTCATGCTCTGCCAGCTTCGGTCACACTCACCTATTATGACCCGCAGCGGGAATATCAGGCAGGATTGGCGCGCGCGTCGGTTGAAAGCGGATCCTCGGCAGCGGCAGGCATTGAATTGCCCGCGGTCCTCAGCGCCGGCGCTGCGAAGGGCCTCGCGGAGACTTCGCTGGCGCGTCGATGGGCGGAACGCGACACGATGATCCTGAGGCTTCCGCAATCCTATCTCGATGTCCGTCCCGGCACCCTGATCCAAATGCCGGGCCAATCTGAAGGGTGGAAGGTCGAGCGGATTTCGGTCGACGGCTTTACCGCGGCGATGGAGTTGCGGCCCGTGTACGCGACGATCGGCGAATTGAGCGCCGACCCGGGGCGAGTTTTGCCTTCCGAGGGCGTGGCTCCAACGCCGACCACTACCACGGTGGCCGAACTTCCCGACGACGGGAGTGGCACCGCCGATTCTCCAGTTGTCGTGGTTGCGGCGTCGAGCGCGGACCCGGGCGGGAAACCTGTCCCCCTGGAAGTGGAAGTGGGCGGCGGCGAGCCAACCTCCATCCGCGCATCGGCGGGGGCCGTGCAGGGCATTGCGCTGACGGCGCTCGGTGACGGCCAAGCGGCACTGATGGACGAAATCGGCAGCGTTGACGTGGCGCTGGTCGGCGACGCCTGGCTGGAAAGCAGGGACCTGGGAACGCTCATCGATGGCGCAAATCTCGCGCTGCTGGGCAATGAGCTGATCCAGTTTTCGAGCGCCATTGCACTCGGAGAAGGCCGGTTCCGGCTATCTCGGCTGCTTCGCGGCAGGCGGGGCACCGAGTGGGCGATGGGTCTCCACGAGCCCGGCGAGCGTTTCGTCCTTCTCGAACGCGCGGCACTGTTTCCGCTCGCGCTGACCACCGCCCAGATTGGCGCGCGAGTCCGGGTAACCCCCCGCGGGCTTGCAGACGGACAGGCCCAACCGGCTGAGCTTTTCATCACCGGTGAGGCAATGCGGCCGCTCAGCCCGGTCAGGCTGCGAGCAACAATCCTGCCTGACGGAAGGCTGGAGTGCAGCTGGACGCGCCGAAGCCGGCGCGGCTGGTCATGGCTCGACTTCGTCGACGCGCCGTTCGACTCAGCGGCCGAACTTTACCGCCTCACGGTGCAAGGCGCCGCCAGTGTCCTGACCGTCGAAACGGGCCGCACGAACGCGCGGTTCGAGGTTAGCGAAATCGCCGGCCTTGGGTCCGGCGATCTGGAAATCAGCGTGGTCCAGGTCGGCGATCTCGCCGTGTCGCGGCCGGCGCGGCTCACGCTCCTTAACTCTCAAGGATAGGAAGCAATGGAAGCAACCCAACGGCTCGAATTGCCGATGATCATGCCCGGCCAGGCGCAGAAGGAAGTCGCACACAATGAATCGCTCGCGCTGCTAGACGCGATCGTCGCCGGGGCCGTCCAGGCAGTTGCACTCGACGAGCCTCCGACCGCGCCCGCGGCGGGTTCCTGCTACATCGTCGGCCCGCAACCGATCGGCGATTGGCTGGGCAAGGCCGACCATGTCGCGGCCTTTTCCGGAGCGGGATGGCGCTTTGTTGCCCCCGTGACGGGAATGTCGCTCGTCGTGAAGCCGACCGGGTTGCTTGCGACCTACGGCACGACGGGCTGGGAGCTCGGAAAGGTCCGCGCCGCACAGCTGCTGATCGGTGGCAAGCAGGTGGTGGGTTCCCAGGCCGGGGCGATCGCTTCCCCGGACGGAGGAGCGACAATCGACGCGGAGGCCCGGTCGGCGATTACGCAAATCCTCAGTGCTTTGCGCGCACACGGGCTTATCGCCGAAGTATGAAAACCATTTTAGCCCAAGAGCTTGAGCCCGGAGAGGCCGTTTACTGATGCTTTTAGGCAACAGCTAGCGCGAATCCCCAGTTGCACGGAAACTGGGCCTCTCATAATGTGTTCGGGTAGTTCTGGTTCGAACGCGTTTCAAAAGGGGAAGAATCTATGCGCAAGCTGGCCATTGCACTGGCGCTCGCCTCAACGACACTGGCGACGCCGGCGCTTGCCCGGGACGGCAGCTGGTATGTCGGTCTCGATCTCGGCGGAATGGTGGTTGAGGATGCCGATGTCGACCTGGTCGACAACACCGACGTCGTGGTCGCCAGGGATTGGGCCGTCATAAAGTCGAAGCCCGGCTTCGACATCGGCGTGAACGCCGGTTACGACTTCGGCATGATCCGGCTTGAAGGCGAACTCGCCTACAAGCGTGCAAACCTCGACGAGGTCGAGTTGCGCGATCAGCCGGGTACCGGAATTCCGTTCGGCTCCAATCTCGACGCGGACGGGGACGCGCGCGCGCTGTCCTTCATGATCAACGCGCTGCTCGACTTCGGCGACGAAGACGGCTGGAGCGGCTATGTCGGTCCGGGCATCGGCATCGCCGACGTCCGCTACGACATCGAACGCCTCGACGGTGTCGACCTCGAGGATCTCGGGATCGACGGGGACCTGTCCGACAGCCGGCTTGCCTGGCAGGTGGTTGCGGGCGTTCGTACCGCGATCACGCCGAACGTCGACCTTGGCCTCAAGTATCGGTTCTTCAACGTTCCGAACATGAAGACGGACGAGGATCTCGACCTCACGCTCAAGACCCGCTGGCGTTCGCACAGCCTGCTCTTGAGCCTCATCTACAACTTCGCTGCGCCGCCGCCGCCGCCGCCGCCGCCGCCTCCCCCGCCGCCGCCTCCGCCGCCGCCTCCGGCGACGCAGACGTGCCCGGACGGGACGGTGATCCTGGCGACCGAGGTGTGCCCGGCACCGCCGCCGCCGCCACCGCCGCCGCCGCCGGTTCCAGAGCGCGGCTAAGGCGAACGGCCGGTATCAAGCCGGCGAGCCGTAGAGAGACCGGTCCGGGCCCAGCGCCCGGGCCGGTTTTTTGCCTGCAGAGACCGCCTCGGAGGGCGTCCGGCACGCCGTTGAAACTTTCCGCTCCACGCCCCGTTGCCGACCCGTGAGGCAAGGGAGAATGCGACGATGCGGAGCTTCGGCCTGTTGATGTTTTGTGGAGCGGCGCTGGCAGGTTGCGCGGCGGTCGATATGCCGGTCGCCGCCCCGCCCGTGGCCTTGATCAATTCCGTGGGCCAGCCGATCGGATCGGTGATCCCGGCGCAGACATCGGGCGGGGTCACTCTGGCGATCGCCGTCTCGGGCCTTCCTCACGGGCTTCACGGGATTCACGTCCACGCCAACGGCCGCTGCGACCCGCCCGGCTTCGAGAGCGCCGGCGCCCATTGGAATCCGGCGGTGCGCAAGCACGGGCTGCAGAACCCTGAAGGCCCGCACGCCGGCGACCTTCCCAACATCAGCGTGTCTTCGAGCGGGGTTGCCCGCGAGACGCTCGTGCTGGGGGGGATCAGCCTGGCCGCGCTTGCCGACGCGGACGGCGCCGCGCTCGTCATCCACGCCCAGGCCGACGATTATTCGACCGACCCCAGCGGCAACAGCGGCGCGCGCATCGCCTGCGCGGTGCTGGCGCCGCCGCTCTAGGTCCCGCTCAGGCTCGGCGGCTCAGACAGGCCGGCGGAAGTCGGGGTTGCGGGTCACCCGCACATCCCACACGCGGCCGCGGTAATCGACGTTGCAGCGGAACATGAGGTCGGCCTGGCGGTAGCGCGGGTCCATTCCCGGCATCGCGTAGAGCATCCCGGAATCGATGAGGCCGCGGATCCGAAGCCCCGTTGGGCGGCGGTCGACCTGGGTGATCGCGGTCACCCGCATCTGCGGCTGGTAGCGATAGTCATTGTAGCCGTAGCCCGAGCCGAACCCGTAATCCTCGCCATGCGGATGATATTGCCGCCACGCCTCGGCCAGGGCGGCGTTGGCGCAGCGGTGCACCGCGCGCCGGTCGGTGACATTGTAGCGATTGCCGAGCAGCTGATCGATCACGCCCTGGAGAATCTGCGCCCCGGGATTGTACCCATAGGGGTAATCGTAGGGCTGGGCGGCGGCCGGAGGCGCGAACGCGGCGATGCCAGCGGCCGAAGCGGCGGCGAGGGCAAGCGCCCGGAAGAATTTCACCTGCATCCCCAATCCTCCTTCACGCGAACGCCCCGCCCTCGGGGGCCCGAGTCGCGGAAATAGCATTTCCGCGAGGCGCGGACGATTCAGGAGTAGGAAAGCGGGAGCAGGCAGCAAAGGCGGCGGCCGCGCGCCGGCCAGGCCTTTGCGGGCCCGGCCGGCGGTCGGTTCGGCTCGGCTCTTCAGCGCCTAGTAGGGGCGGCGGTACTGCGAGTTGCGGGCGATCCGCACGCTGCTGACTGCGCCGCGATAATCGACGTTGCAGCGGAAGCTGAGGTCGCCGGTACGCGCATAGCGCGGGTCGGCGCCGGGGTGGGGATGGGCATAGCCCTGGTTCGCATAGGGGTTGGCCTGGACACCGTAGAACATTCCGGAATCGATCAGGCCGCGCACGCGAAGCCCGCTCGGGCGGCGTTGGACCTCGGTGATCGCCGTCACCCGCATCTGCGGATAGGGGTTGTGGCCGTAGGGCTGAGCGCCGGGCTGTCCGTAAGGCTGGCCATGGGGCTGCTGGCCGTACTGCTGCCCATAGGGGTTGTAGCCGCGCGGCCGATACTGGCGCTCCGCCTGCATCAGCGCCGCGCTCGCGCAGCGGCTGACCGCGCTTCGGTCGGTGACGTTGTAGCGGTTGCCCAGCAGCTGATCGATCACCTGCTGGACGACATTGGTGCCATAGCCCTGCTGGCCCGGATAGCCGTAGCCCGGCGGATATTGCTGCGCATAGCCGGGCGGATAGGCCTGCGGTGCCGGCTGGGGATAGGGATAGGGGTAGGGCGCCTGCGCCGCGGCCGGGGCGGCAATTGCGCCAACGGCCGCTGCGGCCGCGAAGGGGAGGAGGATTTTCATGGGATCCTTTCGAGCCTCATGCTCGGACGTCCACCCGGACGTCCTGCGCGTGAAGCTTCCTTTGTCTCCGCCGGGAAACGCCGGGGAGTTCGAATGCATAACGCGCCAACACGCGTGTAGGGGGCATGAACGGTGGCGAGGGCTCGCGTTCACCGCGCTTGCCGCTTTGCAATTCCCACGGCTTGGGGGCAGTCTCCCGCCCGCGCGCCCGTCCAGGGGGACCGAGTCGCGTGAGGGGGAGTTTATTCATGACGCTTTCGAGTTTCGCGCTGGCGGCGCTTGCCGCCGCCCAGGCCGCTGCCGCGCCGCAGGCCACCATCCAGCCTTCGGCACCGGCGGCGACCATCGCGCCCGCCGCGCCTCAGGCCGTTATCCTGGCGCCGCCGACCGACAATGTGCTTCGCGCCGGCGCCGAGGTGCTGCTGATCATGTCGGAGAGCATCAGTTCCAACGACAAGTCGCTGCGCACCGGCAAGATCATCCGCATGCAGGTTGCCAATCCGGTGATGCTCGGCGGCGCGGTCGTCATCCCCGCGGGGAGCCCGGTCACCGCCGAGGTCACCGATGTCCGCCGCAAGGGCATGTGGGGCAAGTCGGGGCGGATCGAGGCGCGCGTACTCAACGTGCGCGTCGGCGACCGGCTGATCCGCCTTTCCGGCACGTTCGACGACAAGGGCGTGACCGGCACGGCCGGCGTGGTCGGCGCGATCGTGCTCCTGCCGGTCGCGGGCTTCTTCATGACCGGGACCAGCGCCAACATCCCGGCGGGATCGGGCGTAAAGGCGTTCCTGGACGAGGATTTGCGGATTGCGGTGGCGAGATAGGCAACATGCACAAGGACATCTCGTTCATCCTGCTCGCGGTAATCGGAACTTCACCAGCGTTAGCTGAGCGTTCCATTGTGACACCTAGCGGCCAGCCCGAAGCGGTCTTTCACAATGCTACCGTTGCCGACGCTAGTGCTAAGGTCGCAAGCACCTGCATGGACTTGGGCTGGCAAGTTGCCAGCCAGACGCCCAATCAAGTGACCTGCGAAGTTCCGATGGGCATGTGGCAGTCAGTGATGACGCAAGTCCTGATCGGCAACAGCTATTCGACGACACCTAAGTCTTTCGTCGCCATCAATCTCGTGCAACTCAACACTAACGTGCGCGCTCAAAGTCGGGCATGGACTGAGACACAGATGGCGTTCGGCCAGATGCGCCAGCACCAGTTCAAGGATGATAAGACCTTCGAGAACCTGATGGGTTTCCTGAGTCGTGCCGGTGCACAGCCACCTCAAGGCACTCGCTTCACCGGCAACTGGGTTGGTTTCGACACAGATCCAGCCTCGAATAACACGAGCGCCCTCACGGTCACTAAGGTGTTCCCCACTTCACCGGCAGAAGCAGGTGGCCTAAAAGTAGGCGACCAGGTTATTCGCATCGATGGCAACGACTTCAAAAACGCGGCAGACTTCCAGAAGAAGCTAAAGCGCATCAAGTCTGCCACCTACTCACTGACGATACGGCGCGGTGGACAGGAGATCACGCTCAACTTGCAGCGCATGTCGCGCCCTGCGGTAGGCACACCTGCTTGGAACGTAATCATGGGCCAACCACAAGCGAATACCTCCAACACGACAGACTGAATTCGCACGCCACTACAGCGCGAGGCTTGGGGAAGGCTGGTCGGGCCCGTCGAGTGGGAGAAGGCGGCGAGGCTCGAGCCGCAGGCCAACGAGCCCTATCCGGTGCGGATGCCCGAGCCCGACATGCTCTTGAGCGCCGAGGGCGGCTGCCTCCACGACGCGGTTGGCGCGGGACGCGACCGGATCAGGGAATATAAGGAGGCCCTGGCGGAAGCGGAGGAGGCGCAGAGGAGGGGCGACCTCGACGAGGATCTGCGGATTGCGGCGGCGCGGTAGGGCGTCAACGCGCGGTTGCGCGACGGCTTCGAGCTGCGCGAGGGGCCGCACGGGCCGATGCCCTTACTCGGCCGCGCCGAGCTCGCTGTGCGGTTTTTCGCTGATTCGGGGTGATTGAGCACGCTTACCGAGGGGCGCTAAGCGCGCGCAAAGCACATCAGGCGGGCGAGACGCGGCCGCGGACTTCGCACTGTCGATTGAGCGGTCCGAACATCTCGTAACCCGTCATTACCCCTACCCGCGACGGATGCTTGCAACTTTTGCTTGCATTCATGCTTCCGCAAGCATTATGTGATAGCATGAACAATAAGCAGAGGGCTGTTCTGCAGGCTGTGTTCACAGAGCCGACCTCCGGGACGATCCGCTGGGCTTCGATTGAAGGATTGCTTGTGGCGGTGGGCTGCAAGGTGATTGAAGGGAAAGGATCGCGAGTTCGTTTCGCCAAAGACGGGCGTGTCGCCCTCTTCCATCGCCCGCATCCCGAGAGGGAAGCGAAGAAATATCAGGTGGAAGCGACTCGCGAATATTTGATCAAGTTAGGAGTCCAACCATGA